CGCTTTTCAATGAGCTTGGCACGCAACGCTTGCATCAACTCTTCCTTTTGCTTCATGGCCTCTCCGGGGAGCGTGTTGGGTTGCGCTTGGATCAAGCCCGCCGTGCCATTCTCCGGCAGCGGAATGCACGCACGGGAACCAAGCATGATTTGCCCCTTCATGTGCCGTTCAACCCAATCATTGGTGAGGCCGGACAAATACGGGGTTGGCTGGCCAACCATGTATGTCAATTCCTCATAATCGGCGGAGTTCCGATAATGGGCAATGTTGAGATTTGAAATATCAAGCATCAAGGGCTTTTCAACCGTTGAATCATTGGTCTCCGCGCCAATGAAGGTGCCGGGGATTTCCTCAAAGGGTTGGCCGGTGCCGTCCGTGGGGTTGATCGTGGTGATTTCATACCCACCGGCCCCGCTTGGCTTGTGAAGCTCTTGCACGTATTTCCCCTCAACCAACCGGAGCACGCGGTATTGAAAATCAAGCTCCGCCTCAAAGCCATCATCCTTCTTGATGTATGATTCACGAATCACGATCAAGGAAAGCTTGGATTTGGCCCCGTGGGGAATCACACGCCAGTTGATTACGTTGCGCGGATCGCAAAGGATGAATTTGGGCCGGATTGCCCCTTCCTCCGCGTCGGCAACCGATACCGGCCCTTCCGTCTCCGGGTAATCAACCCAAAGGAAAGCGCGGCTCATGGCCACAATGTATGCGAGGGCTTTCTTGCTTTGTTGGGCCGCGCTCACGCCGCCGCCGTCAATATCATCCAACCATTCAATCATGGTATCCGGCAGCGTTGCCACCGGATCAACGGAAAAGCATTGCCCAACCATGTTGCCGACGGTGCGAGCGGTTGCATTGTGGAAAACCGCCCGCTTCTTGTAAGCCTTATACCGCGCTTGGTTTTCCTCGCTTTCATCATCGGGGTTGGGTTGGGGAAGGTATTTGGTGCCTTCCTTCTTGATTTTGCGCTGGCCTTCCAAGCAATCGGCGATTTGCTGCCAATCCTTTTCAACTTCGCAGAATTCCGGGTGTTTGCTGTCAACTGGCATGGCTTGATATATGTTTGATTTATTTGGCGTGCTTGGTTTTGATTCCGATAGTCCACTTGCGGGAGGCATCAAGGATTCTGTATCTCAATTCATCTTGCAAATGGTCTTCCGTATCCGTATCAACATCATCCGGGTTTTCCTCATCGCGGGGCGTGTCCGGCATGAATTTCCTAGCGTGGCGGCAAGATTTTGTCACGTATAAACCCGGACCCTCCCGGCGCACGGCATTTGTAAGCATGTCCCGAATGAGTTGCCAACCGTTGATGCGGGCACCGTTGGAATGATCGCCGGGCTTCCATGATATACCTTCCGCCTCCATTTTCTTTCCGATGCTGGCAACGTCGCTTTCGCGGGTTGAATAAATCGTGGGGTCCGCCGGGCCGGGTTCCGGGATTTTGGAAATGATGCCGCGTTTCAAAAGGCTCATTTCACGATCCATCACGCCTTCCGCGATTTCCGGGCCGGACATGCGCAAGCCGTCATTCACCCCGCCGCTTGTGCCATACCATTCCCAAATGCGGATGATGGAACCGCGCCGGGGTGCCCAACGCGTGCCATCATTGAGCGTGACGGCCTCGCCGTTGGCCTCCGCATACCAGCCGACGGAAAAGGGATGGGATGAACCCCAATCGAATGAGCGATCAACGCGCCAATTCTTCGGCACTTTGAAATCCTCAATCACATGGATATGCTCTTTCCAAAGATCATTGAACATGCCGCCCGCCCGGATGTTCCAATCACCAAGCAACCACGCCTTGCGCCTTTCGGGATCGCTTTCGCGTTCAAGCCCCGCGATATATTCGGGGGAAAGATATATGTTTTCCTTGTAAGTGCCGAAAATCCTTACTTGCGTGCGGGTGACGTTTTCGCGCTTCTTGGTGCGGGGGTTGAAAACTTCGGTTGTAACATATATCACCTCCCCCGGCTCCCCAACGTCAACGAATTGCTCTTTTACCCACGCGTGCCCCGGCCCCCATGGGTTGGTTGTTGAGAAGATTTGAAGGGGGATTTCCGGCAGCGGTTGGCCGTCCGGCGTGTCATATGTGCCATCACGGCGACGGGGCGTGTGTTTCTCCGGGAGGAAGCCGGAGCGATTACACGATTTCATCAAATCGTAAAGCTTCCGGTTGGGATACTTGGTTAGCTCATTCCAGCCGATGAAAGGGAATTCTTGGCCGTGGAAGTTGAGGTAATCGCTTTCCTTCTTGATGAACCGGAAAAGCAATTCCTCACCGGTTGGCCAAACCCATTTCAATTGCCCTTGCGCCTTCAAGAGCTTGGCACCGTCTTTGAACGCGTAAAAGTGCTTCTCTGATTTGGCGATCAAGTCGGCAAGGTTGCCGTAGGCACGATCAAGAATCACCCCGCGCAAGTGCTTCCCATAGCCCAACCCCACAAGGGAACGGAACCGCATCAATTGGGCATCCGTCTTTCCGGGGCCGCGTGAGCCGTCATACAAGATTTCATTGCACGGGCATGATACAGCAAGGGCTTGTGAGCCGGGGATTGGCTCCCAAATCACTTCAATGCGATCATCATGATTGGGGGCAATACTCACACATCAAACACGGTTTGGGCTTTGAGATTCTTTTGCATCGCCTTTGCCATGGTGCCCCAATCGGTGACGGCCACAAGGGGAACGTGCATCACACGCCGGACGTTGCCGCCCTCCGGCTCTTTGGGCTTCGGTGCCAGCATTCCAAGCATTTTGGCCAAGAGGGTTTGCGCGGCGATCCGGGAACTTGAATTGCTCATCACGCACCCATCCTTGACGGTATCCGGGCGGTTGGCTTCCTGCCAAACGGCGGAGGCCAGTTGCCCAACCGTCACCACGGCTTCAACCCCGGCGTTGCGTTGAATCTCCGAAAGCAAGAGTTGGGCGTATGCGTTGCCAAGCATGATCTTGCCCGTATCCCATGCCGTCGCTTCGGGGTATCCCATGCGGAGCGCGGCCTTTTTGGGGCAAAAGTCAATCACGTATTGATATACAAAGGCGCGGTGCCGGGAAACCTCATCAACCGGCATATTGAATTTCAAGGCAAACTCATCGCTTGATATATTTGGATTATCGGCCTTGACCGATAAAAGAAAGGCGGAATTTGCTGCCGGGTCTTTCGCTTGCCCGTTCCTTGCTCGCTTGCGAGCCGGTTTCTTTTTCGGAGGTGCCGCCGGTTTGGTTCCTTTGCCGCCCCCCGCTTTTGCCTTCGCGGTGGCCATATGTGGCACCATTACCGGGGCGGGCATACTACGGCAAGCCTTTTATTCCGGGCCAAGGTAACGCTCAACGACGGCAGCGGCGGCTTTCCAACCCTCGCAACACGCCCAACCGAAGCCATCGGCCCGCACTTGATCGCGGAATGTGAGTTGATCTTGCGAGGGCTTCCCGCGCTTTTTCTTGGCTCCGGTGCTGCCATCGTTTTGAGGGTGCGAAGGATCAAGCTTCAATTCAATATAAAGGCCGTGGCATCCGTGCCGGGCCAAGGGAATGAAAATATCCGCAACGCCGCTTTGTATTCCAATTTGCTTGCCGCGTGCGCCCTTGACCGCATCAACAAAGTTTTGATTGGTGGCATACATTTTGCAACGCCGGGTTTCCGGGTTGAAGAAATGGGGGAAGGCTTCGCGCACCGGGCGGGAGGTTGCCCAACAAAAAAGCGCACCTTGCTCCCCGAATTCGCTGCCGCTCTTTGCAAGGTCTTCCGGGTTCATGCTGGCCGTGTTTGGTGAAGATGTATAAAGCCCTCCCGTTGCAAACGGTCAATCCATTCGTGAATTGATTCAAGGCTTTGGCGGCATGTTCCGGCAGCAACAAACTTGCCACCTTGCTTGCCGGTGCCCGGCACACGCTCACGGATCAAAACCCCCTTGTATACGGAATGCTCCCGCCAACGTGCTTTCATGGCGTGTTGCGCTCCGGGTCCGGGCCAAAGGTCAAAATCAACTCCTCATCCGCGCAAGCCCTTGAACAATGTTCAACCCATTCCGGCTTTGAGGTGAAGCCAAACCAAAGCGACTTGCCGCCCCAAAGGTCTTTGACGGTTTGAAAGCCAACGGTTGGAAGACCGGCCCAAAAAAGCCGGTTGCACATGATGCAACGCCGGAAAGGGTTCATTGTATATCTTGGCCAAGGGGTTTGCGTTGAACAAATGCACGGGAGAAATCCGGGAAGGCTTTCCCCAACTGGCGGCATTGAGCCTTGACCATACGCCGCAAGGGCGGGGTGAGAAATTCGCCCGCCTTCACCGTGCTTGAATGAGCATCGCAAAGCGGCACCTCAACAACAATGGCAATGGGTTCATGCTCCGGGATGGGGCAACCCTTGGCGGGAATGCGGATCACCGGAACAAACTTGGCCCAATGTCCGCAATGTTTCCGGCAGCACCGGGGAGCGGGTGGGGAAATGGTGTTGATTAAGTTTCTCATGATATATCTTTGGTGATTACGCACCGGCAATTGATGTGAACGGGGCCACGGTTGACGGCAACGCCATTTTCCGCCAGCACGGCAACGGCAAGGGCTTCATCGGTGTTGAGTTCCCGGAAGCGGTGAGGGGCAAAGCCGCACTCACCCCATTCCTTGCGGTGGGGAGCCGGAGCGTTGCGGCATTCGGAAAGCAAGATGGCGCACGTTTCCTTGGCATCCCACCCTTGCGCCGGGATCACATCGCGCACGGTGTAAACTTTCCCCTCAACGGGGAGTTGCCGCATGTAATTCAAGACGGCATGAGGGAATGAACCATCAACGCAAACGATTTTTTGGCCAACATCAAACATATATCAAGGTTTCTTGCGGGTTGATCTTACTTCACGCAACCAAGCTTCAAATTGGATGCGCTCCGCGTTGTATGAATCGGGATTGCTCAAAATCCAAGCCTTTTCCTCATCCGTGCAAGGGTAACATCCGCAAAGCTCCCCATCGGTGCGCCAAAAGCCCATGAATTGGGGTTGCCCGTCGCCAACCTCCATGGGGAACATATGCAAAGCAAGGCCGGTGTATTGGCACACGGTATCCGGGTTGAACGCGCTGCCAAGCTGCCGCATCACCCATGTTGTTTGGCTTGGCCAGTTACGCCGGGTCTTCATGCAATTGATTTGCGTTTGAAGATTGGCAGCGGCTTGCCCAATCCCCGGTCCCATTCGGTGAGGTATTGTTTGCGGGTATGGATCATGTTGGAGATACGGAAGCGGATGGAATGCCAAGCGTCAAGCCTTCAAACTCACGGCAAAGCACGGCAAGCGCGGTTTGTCGGGAATTCCTTGGAACGGGAAGATATATCAAAAATGATGCGCTCCCCTCTTTGAGCTTGATGGTTGCCTTGTAAACGGTGCCGGGGCCAAGCCCGGAATCAACGCCGCCCTTGTGCCATTCAATATCCACAAGGGTTGAGTTGACCTTGCGGGATTTGCGGAGGCGGGCGGCGAGTGCTTTCTTTTGATCGTGCGTGAGCGTCATGTGTTGAGTTGATACCACGCGGAGCAATCCGGGCAACGCCCTTTTTCACCAATGCAAAGCGGCCCGGCAATTCCCATGATGGAAAACACCGGATCAAAGATTGGTTGCGATCCATCCCACGGGAATTGAATCTTCACCGGCCTTTCCACAATGAGCGGCTTTTTGCTGCCGCACCGGCAAGAGGCTTCCGGCCCGGTCCAAATCGGAGGCAAGCTTTCGTGCTCTTCCTCTTTGCATATCATCGCGGTAACTTCCTCCGCAAGCGTTGGCTCGCCGCGCTGCCGCCGGATGGTATCCACGATGATTGCCAAGCTTTCGGCCAGCGTTGCGCCTTCAACATATATGGTGCGGCTTTCTTCCGGCAAAGCGTAGTTTGTCGCCTCAACGCATGCGAAAGGCGGGGAATCATCGTGGTTTGGTAAAATATCCACGATCAACCCAATCCATCCTTTTTCCGTGATTTCTGAAATCAATTCTCCGATTTCCCGATTCTCCAATTCATTTGTTGTTTTCATTTTGCAAAAAAGTTGCGTTTTAACCATTAACCTAACGGGTGCTTTTTGGTAATTGTGCGTAAAGCGTTGAAAATAAAGAGTATGTGTAAAATAATTAACCTCATTACTTGATTAACCACTTTTCAGAGTAAAAATTTCCTTCATGTTCCGCGTGCGCGTGCGTGCGCGTGAGAAAAACGGGCCGCGTGCGCGGGAATGGATGCGCGGGAATGGGTATTTTTATTTCTGGCAAGGTTAGCGTGGTTATTCTTGCGTAACTCATTGAAAATCAAAGAGTTGCGAAAATGCACGATGGTTAAAAGTGGTTCATGTGAGGTTAATGGGGTTTTGCGCTTAGGTGCGTAAAATGTTCGCTTGAACATTTTGTGAGGCTGTAAAATGTTCATTTGCTCACTTTACGCCATTTTACCCACTCCGCCGCGTCAATGCGGACAATGCGGCCCTGTTGCTCATAATATCGCACGGTTTTCCCATCGTCCGTATCTTGACCGGCGCGGATGTGCTTTGGCCGGGGATGGTGCGTTGAATCGGCTGGCGGTTTGAAATAGCCAACAAGGCGGGCGTTTTTGATGCTCATTTGTGGAAACGGTTGGTTGATTCGGTGAGAGTGCGGAGGAATGGGCGGAACGTCACGCGGAAAAGCTGGCGGTTGGCAATGGTGACGCAAAGAGCTTGGCCGCGTGCGGAGCCAAGAAAAGCGTGCGTGAAAGCGTTCACCATATCGGCAGGAATATCGGAACCCACCCAATGACGGCGCACGAATCGGAAAGCCGTGCCATCAATCGTTTTCATATATCTTGCGGTTGGGTTTTTGCGTATTGTGAGGCGGCAAGGGAAAGCGCGGTTGCCCAATACCGGAAATTTGCCGGATCACTCTTGCGCGTGCGTTTGGCGTTTGCATATGAAAGCGCGATGAGGCCAAGCCATTCAAGGGCTTCCGCTTCGGCCTCGCTGGCCTCTTGATGATACTTGCGGCCAAGGGCAATCATTTCCTCATATTCGGCCAGCGTCTTCACCGGGCGCGGGGGAACGTAGGGAGGAAGCCCGGAAGGCGCGTTTTTCATGGGTGGCGGGTTGTCACGGAAAGGCGCGGTTACTTCCCACAATTCAACGGGGCCGCGTCCGCACTCCGCCGCCGTGGTGAGGCACAAGAGCGCGTGCGGGCCATTGTGTGCCAGCGTGAGCAATTCGCGCACCGTCTCAATGGGGAAGGGCAAACGCTCCGCGTGGTGTTGCG